CGGCACCAGTAGTCGATGAACTCGTGCTGCAGCAGGTCATAGCCCAGCTGCCCCTCGACCAGCTCCTGCCGCTGCGCCGAGTAGGTGCCGTCGTAGCTGCGGGCCACGCTCGAGTAGGTGCTGCGCGCGCCGGCGGCCACGGCCTTGAGCTGGCCGTTGCGGAAGCCTTCAAGGAAGGGGTTCGGGCGGTTGCTCTCGATCATCCCGACTTCTTCACCGGGCAGCAGGTTGTCCATCACCGTACCTGGGGCAAACGGGAAGGTTCGCTGCTGCTGTGCCTGTCCCTGGGCAGGTGGCACATAGTCGTCAGGCGTGCCCTTCTTGATGTACATGGCCAGCGCTGCGCTGATCCGCGCGGCGACTCGCTCGCTTTCCTCGTAATCCTTGATGTCTGCCAGGCGGATCAGCACTGCGTGCAGCAGCGGCTGGCCACGGTTCTGGCCGATGCGCTTGCGGTGGGCAATGTGAATGATTTGCTCGGCTGGCACGCGCTTCACGTTCCCTGCCAGCGGGCCAACCATCAGAGCGCCCGGGTGTACCTTGAGCAAGTGGTAGGCCCGTACCCGTCGCCAGGCATTGCGCTCGACGCCCTGGACTATGCCGGCGGAGTAGTCGACGTAGTCCACCGGCAGGTAATCCGGCTCCAGCAGCTCGATGGCGAAGGGCACGTCATGCAGGTGCTCGTAGCCCGGCACCTTGCCCATGAGCATCTGCCCCAGGGCCTCGCCATCGCGCAACCAGGTGCGACACACCAGCCGCTCCATTTGCGGCCGGGTCAGCTCTCCGGAGGCCTCGGGACTCAGCGACCACTCGCCCCACAGGGCCTTGATCGCTGCGGCAAACTCGGCATGCACGGTGCCGTCGTAGCGCATCGGGATCGGCTCGACGGCAATACCCGGACCACCCACCACACGCTCCTCGAGCCGATCAAACAGGCCGGTGACAATGTCGTGGTTCTCATCCAGCGCGCGGCATTGCTCGCGCAGCGACTTGAGCGACGGATGCAGCGAGGCGTCTGCGCTTTTCGGCTGCTTCTTCGGCTTGTGCGTCCGCGACGGCCGGGCGGCCTCGAACGCCTGGATGACGTTGCGCGCTCGCAACCGCTCGGCTACGACACGTGGGAAGAACGGCGCCAAGGCCCGGTCGACCAGCTCGCCGATCATCCGAACGTCGCCAGGGAATGCCCCGGGCGTCCTTGGCGCGCTTCGGCCGCAGCGCGGCGCTCCCATTCCAGACGACCGGCGCGGATCTGCGGCAGGTCCGCCATCACCACACGACGGCCGCCAAACTGCACGTCCTTACCGCCCTCCAGGATGTCTGCTTCGGCCCGCAAGTAGCGATCCACCATTTCCTGCGCACTCACAGCCATCTGCTTGCTCCTGTGTCGATCCAGCCGCCGGCGGCAGGCTGGGTTTCCAGTGCCGGCGCAGCAGGCGCCGCATCGGGCGCCGGCAGTGCTGCCGGTGACGGCAGCGCCTCAGGCGCGTCGTCTTCGTCGTCTTCCACTTCCCAGACGCCCGTGTCGGGGTTCTGGCTGGCCAGCAGGTCCAGATCCAGACCGAACCGTTGCTGGCTGATCCGCAGTGCCGCCAGGGCATACACCGCGCAGTCGAGTGCTTCGTTGCGGCGCCCGCCGGCGTCCCAGCGCATGACGCGCCGGCCCTTGATGACCGTCCACTTCTTGCGCTCGCTGGTCAGCTGCTGCAGCTCGTCCTCGTCGCAGACCAGCTCGTCGGCGGGCAGGTGCATGCAGCCAGGCACAGGCCGAGGCCCGTCCGGCTGCAGCTTGAGGCGGCTGTAGATCAGCTCCTTGGCGTTGTCGGTACCGACTTCGGTCAGGTAGACCTTGCTGCGCTTGTCCTTCTTGCGCGGGAAGTTGGCGATCGGCTTGCCGTAGGTGCTGGCCCCGAAGATCGGGATGACCCACTGCACACCATGCTTGCGGCTTTCGGCCCGGACCTCGTCGGAGTAGTGGCCGCCGGAGTCCCAGCACCACCGCTCAACGCGCATCACCGTGCCGTCGGCCCGCTTGAACTGGCGGTGCAGCTCGCGACCGACCTTGCGGCGCAGCTCGATGCTGGCTGGGTCGCCGGTGAGAATGAAACGATGAACCAACCAGGCTTCCTCGCCAGCGCCGTAGGCCCAGACCCGACCCTCGTAACGGTCGTCCTGGGTATCGATACCGCCGAACAGGGCCACCGCCCGGGCAGGCAGCTCGGCGAACACCTCGCGGCGATCGCGCAGCTGCTCCCAGTCCAGCTTCTCGCCTTGGTCTTCCTCCCAGACCTCGCCCAGCGTGGTGTTAACGAAGGTTTTCAGCTTGCCCCGATCCTTGCCGACCTTGACGAAATCGGTGGCAATATCGATCCAGGTCGTGAAGGTTGAGTAACCCGTCCACACGCTGAAGGTCACCGAGCGTGGGGTAACGGTCGGCTCGCCCGAGGCGTCGAACCACGCCATGCTGTCGCGCGTCCAGATCCCCGATCGCTCGCAAACCCAGCGGCCCGTCTCGGCAGCGGACGTGACCATTTCGTGGTACTCGAACGTGCCGCCCTGGCAGTGCGGGCACAGGTACCAAGCGGCCTCGACTTCCTGCCGCTCGTTGAGCCGCCACTTGATGCCCGACGGCTCGTCCCTGCCGCCCCACTGCAGGACCAGCTCGGTACCACAGCATGGCGCCGTGATGTTGAAGCGCAGGTCATGCGGCGACTCGATGGCGGCCCGGGAAATCTGGCACTTCTCGGCCTCGGTGGGCGTGGATCCGCGAATCGACTTCTTGAAGGTGGCACCCTCCAGGCGCTTGTCGCCCAGGAACGTCGGTGCGCCCTCCCCCTCGATGTCCTCGTCAAACTTCGACAGCTCGTCGTAGATGACCGTATCGGGGCTTTTCTCGCGGTAGTTGCGCGCCGCCTTGCCACCCAGGCACCAGAGCATCTTGCGGTTGGCGAAGCACTTGGCCTCTAGGGTGTTATCGCGGTGCTTCATGCCGTACCAGGGCGCCAGGTCGAGTACCACCGGCACATCGCGGATCATGCCTTCAATGTGGCGTTTCATGACGCCCTCGGCGTCACCCTCAGTCGGGCAGTACATCAGCACGTTGCGTTTCTTGTGCTGCAGCAGGTACCCGATGAACGCCATCAGCATCTTGGTGTAACCCAGCCGCGCCGACTTCACGAAGTTGACTTCGCGAATCAGGTCGTTGCCCATGGCGTTGAGAATGGCCACCTGAAACGGCGCAGTCGTCCAGCGCCCTTCCTGATAGGAGGACTCTGACGACAAGTAGAAGTGTTTGTCTGCCCACTCGACCACGGTCATGGGCGGCTCTTTAAACAACGCCGACAGGCCAACGCGAACAGCGTTAGCCAGATTCGTCATCCAGGGTTGAAAGGAACTCATCAAGAATCTCCGGCAATCGTTCGTTGAGACTGGCCGCTTCGTTACGCGTAACGGCCACCTCGCGCTGCACCGCTTCCAGGTGCCGCAGCTCGATGTCCGGGTGCTTGCGCTTGACCTTGGTATGCACGGTGTCAAGGGTCGAACCGATCAGGCTGGTCATTCGGCTGATGGCGAACGTCATGAAATCGACGGGCACCAGGTTGCGGCGCTTGACCTCGTTGCGCATCGCCTGGGCGTCTGCCTGCTCTCGGGTCAGGCGCAGCCGCTCTTGCAGCAGCTTGGCTTCGGCAAGCGGGTCAATGTCCTCGCTGCCAGGTTGTTGTTTTCCGTTCTGGTGCTGCAGACGGTTGTCCAGCACCGAACGCACGTCATAGAACGACTCTCGACCGATCTTCTGGACTGGCTCGACGCCCCATTTATCAAAGGCCTGGACCGAAATGCCGAGACTCTCGGCCATGCGTTTCTTGTTCAGCCAGAACGGCTGGCGGGTAATCGTTGGATTTGTCATGGACTAAACAACAACCAACCTCCGAATTTGGGTCATACATAGCGAAAAGGCGGGGCCCGAATTACCCCCTACCCCCGGTACCCTCGGGAGGACCCGTCGAAAATGGTCAAAAATCGACCAAAATCGACAGAATCGACCCCCGCGCCCCACCCCCTCACCCCTGCAAGCCACGAAATACGCGGCCTCCAGCGTATCGGCCTGGAAACGGTCAGGTTCGAGCGGTCAGGATGGCATCACGCAGAGCGCGGTCGAGCACAGTCGGGCCGTGAGCCTTGGCGATGTTCGAGGCGATCTTGAAGAACGGGAAGATCACGCGGTACGAAGGCGCGCTGTCGGTAAACAGGAAAACGGGCTTGGCCGTTTCACCGAATGCGGTGTCTTTGCGCTCCCAGATGCCCTGCTCATCGTTGACCGTGCCGGTGAAGTAGCGCCTGGCATTGCCCTTACGCTGGCTACGCTTGCTGCCGGTGGCATTGGCCTGGAAGCCACTTGCCGACTCAGCCGCACCCAGGCCCGACAGGATGCGAGTCATGGTGCCGCGCGAAACGTTGCCGTACTGGTTGAGCAGGTCGTTGACCGGCACCGCGTATTGTCCGGACTTCATCAGCCCCTTGGCGATCAGCGACTTCTCGAACCGCTTGTGGGGCCGCTGTCCACCCTGGACGGCCTGCTGCAGGTAGGCATCAGCAGGAATGCCAGAGGTCCAAGCGTCCTTGAAATAGACTCTGGCCGGGCGGTTCTTGGTGGCCGCCTGAACGAACAAGCTGCGCATCGTGG